CTCGACTGCTTTTTTGTCGCTATTTGAACCCATGTAACCTGGCATCGTTTTCTCCTAGTCTGTTAAATTAATATTTGCATTTCCGGACGGCGAACCCATTGCCATTTTGTCAGCCTCTAACTGCCGTTCCATTTCCAATTCACGCCTTTTGTATTCATGGTCAGCGCGCATTTTTTCATACTCAAATGCTAACCGGTTTGTCGCTTCCTCACGATCCTGGCTAACTTTGAGCTCGGCTGCTTCCCGTGCCGTCTTAGCCGCCAGTTCTGCTTTAAACCGCGCTATCTCGGCATCGCTTTGCGCTTTCATACGGTCAGTCTCGCTACGCAGTTGGGCTTCTTGTGCAGATTGCTCCAACCGACTTTGCGCTTCCATTTTCGCAAGTTCCATTTTCTGCTGCGCTTCGATCATACGCGGATCCGGCGCTTTTGGCTGACCTTGCTGCTGCTGCATTGCCATAGTCGGATCCATGAAAAACGCCTCGGCATTAAGGTCTGCCGCCTCGCACATAGCCTTGTAGGTATTATACAGCATAGGCAACGGCGCTATCGGGTTCTGCAATCCGAGCTGCATAATGAGCTGCTCTTGTTTCTGCGCGATTACCGCTAGTTTGTTTACCTGGTCCTGTTTCGTGCCCATGCCCAGGCCGACATTAATTTTCAAATCCATATCGACGTTAAAAGCGCGGGGATCAACCGGCGTCCACATACCGCGTAACCGGACAACCTCTTCTTTATTCTGATGCTTGTTTAACATTTGCAGCGCCAGCTTCATAAGGCGCGTCCAACCGGTTTCCGCAAACTGCCGGCAAATTAATTCAACCCGAGCTCTAGCCGAGTTCGCAACCTCATTAACCGCCGTAGCCGTCATACGGTCGGCCGTGATATTCGACTTGTCTAAACCACCCGCTAGGTCATTTACGCCGGTTCGCTTTTCAAGCATACCGTTAACCCATTGCAGCATCGGATATGCTTGTGCTCCACTCCATTGCGTCGTTATAGGCTGTATGGCGCTGCGCGGGTCACCAATCGTCCTATAGACCGCGCCAGGCTCCATAGACAGTAAATCCGACAAGTCTTCTATGCGGCTCGTATCCACCGCTGTACGCGGGTATATCGTTTGATATAACCCGTCCATTTGTGTACGCAGAATAGCAGTCTTTAACCGCTCTAAATCTTTCGTTAAATCCGCTAATGACCAACCATAAACACGATGCGGCCGGCTAACCGCTGTACCCTCGGCAAACGGCAATGTATCCGCTGTTTCATTCTCCAGTATAACCGTGTTAGACGCCCCACCAAGCGCGGTAACTTTCCGCAGCTCTGATATATCATCGCCGTCCGTATCGTGCCTTAGATAGCATTCAAATACGAATACACGGCGCGTATTTTCGTCCAGGTCTTCATACTGCGACGTTGCAATATTCATATCGGCAAAACGTTGCTGCGTTAGCAAATCATACGGCTCTTCAGAATAACTTGCCGCGCCTTCAACCTTGTCCTGGTCGTAACCTTGAGCGAGTAAATCCTCAACCGAAACTAACTTACGATGACACGCAAACGTCCAGCTCGAGTCGTTCTCATCAATAGAACGCGCTGTCCGGTTTACAAAAAATTCCTCCGGCGGGATTGCTTCCCAACGCAACCGGCCCTTAGTCACCGTGCGCTTAATCTTTAAATCATGCGTTGCCTGGATATCGTCAATACCACCGGCTGCAGCCATCATTGCGTCTTCCTCATTTAACGCAATATTGCTTTCCTCAATAACGCCAGTAGCCGTATGCTCTAAAACTTCGACTTCCTCATCAGTTACAATGAGCTGGTATTCCTGTTCGTTTAAACCTTCGTATTCCTCGGTCGTTACCTTGTCGATATCGTCCCACCACATTTTGGCAAACGATGACCCCGTAATTAACGCCGATTTCATCCAGCTCGACGCAATGCGAAAACCAGGGTTCTGACGCATCAAAACATGGTTCACATAATCCGTTGCCTGGAGCGCCAGCTCTTCGTCTTCCGGCCCCTGGGGCTCGAATATAGCAGCCGCGTCAGAGCTCATAAAACACCGCACCAGGGACGGCATAACCATCTCGACGGTTTCTAGGACATCCCGAGACATAACCGTGCTTCTGCCGGCTCTCTCATCGCCGTATGGCGCGCCCTCATACCTTGCCAGGTTGTCCCGCATATTCGTGTTGAGCTCATCGCCATCATAGCCCAAACTATCGCTAATCGCATTAGCAACAATTTGTTCTAGTTTGTCGTCCTGGTCGGACTTTCTAGCCATTAGCTGCTGCCTTTTTTACCGGTTCGTCGCACTGGCACGCCTTTTTCTCTAAACGCGCTGCAGTTTCCTTTAATGACACCGCGATTTCTTCCAGGGCGTTAATCTTAATCTGCATTTTTCTATGTGCTGCTAAATCCATTTAAACAATCCAACTCTGATCTGGTTTTCGTAATGCCGATGCCGGACGCGCAAAACGCACACCCTCTAAACAAAGGCCAAATGAGTCCGCCGCATGAGATGCCCAAGAGTGTTGGGGTTTCGGCTTTAAGACCCGCATTTTTTCGTTATAGTCGTACTTCCAGGCACGCAAGGCGCGCAGCCCTTCCGCACATTTCTTCTGGTCAAAATACAACCGCTGAAACGCCATACGACAGGCGCTAATGCGGTCTTCCATACTGGTCCTAGGCATTACCGTAACCGGTATACCCAAGTTACGCAGCGTATCAGACCGCGATACGCCGGTGCCGAGCTCCCTAGCCTCGACATCGTGCGGGAACAGATACCGACCGTAAGTATACGGCTTGTCTTTTATGATTTTAACGTAATGATCCAACGCCTGGCCGGTGTTCTCGTAATAATCTATAAAATGGATTTCGCGGCCTACCTCTTGAAACCACCAAATCGTAAACGTATCAGATATGCCAAGATCGACGCCAATATGGACCTCTGCGGCACGGTCCCAGGGAACACTACAAATGCGTCCGTCCGTTTCGGCCTCTTGTAAGTCCGTACCAAATATCGAACCTTTCGTATTTGCCGACCAATCGCACAAAAATTCCTGTCGGTACTCTTCGCTGGACATAGTCGCCTTCGCATCCGCCAGCTCGTCTTCGTCAATTATGCCGGTCTGGTCAGCTCTATACGTTACAGCAAACCAATTATCACCCGCCGTTTCTGCGTGCCGGTAAATCTCCGCAAAATTGTTGTCCATTCCACTAGGCGTTCCAATGAAAATTGCCCAGCTATCCGGCGCTCTGTCTGTTAATGCTGGTCTGAGGACTTGGGTCCACAGTGTCCCTGGAATTTGACTGTATTCGTCGCATATAACCCCATCGAATCGCTGGCCGCGCATAGAATCGGGCATGTCACCACCGGCTAATGCTATCCTTCCGCCGTTATGAGCAAAGTCTACCCGCAGCTCCTGTTGGTTGAATTTAACGCCTGGAATGCCGCGTGTGAAATCTTGCAGCATATCCCAACAAACCGTTTTTGACTGCTTCAGTAGGGGCGATACAAACGCATAACGTGGTCGCTGCTTTTTGTTTTGTACGCAATCCCGTATCGCGTGCATCAGTGCAAACGTTGTCTTACCAAACCGCCTATGACAGTTGATAACGTTAAATCGCCGCATCTGATTATGTAGCTGCCGCTGCAACGGCCTGGGTTTATATGGTATAGCAATTTCTGCTGTCATACATTCCGCCATATTAGAAAAAAAATTTTGAGCAAAATAAAAAAAATATACAGATCGACCCGTTCTTGCGCTCACGCGGATACGGGCAATCGTATGGGGGCAGTCGGTTTCTAGGCAATCCCAATCCCGCAGCCGAAACCCAAAAACGCGGCGCCATATCTGCAGCCTGGTGACTTTTAGGTGACTCTTTCTGCTAACCTATTGTTTTTATTGCTGTTGCGTCAGATACATAATCCGTTTGCATTACCAGCTCGTCCAATGTTTTGTTTATTTACAACAACTTAGCTGTTTTTGTCCGCCGGATCGTCGTCGTCATCCCCCAACCACCGAAAATTGATGTCGTGATGCACTTCGCGCAGGTTATCCATGCCTATGAATTTGCCTATATTAGTCCATGCGCTGACCCTAGATGCGCTGCTTGAACCATCGCTTTCGTTCGTCGCTTCCTTATGTAAACCCTCAAGAACCAGGTCACGATTGATCTCTACCTTGCTGTTGTGCCGTTCCATACCTATCTCCACTGCTTTCTTAACGTGGTCAACGTTGGTCAATAAATTGTGACCTATCTGTTTTGCACCGCCTTTACTGTATCCCGCCTTGATTGCGCTGTCTTTCGCGTTCAATGTTGATAAGTAATGCTTGATAAATCGGCGCTGCCTATTTGTTGGTTTAGCTGCCGTCAATGGATTGTTCCTTCGACCTCCGAGCTCAAGTCTAGCAGCCCTTTACTTTGCGCTCTAACAAAGTCGCAGTAATCCCTAGCTGCTTCCTTGTTTTCCCATATTGTCAACTCGAGCACATAGCACTCATCCGAGCCGTCTTTAGTTTTAATATAAAAGAACACGTCACCTTCTCTGACTTTGTCTTCCGGTTCTGGTATTTCTATTATCATTGGCTGCCTCATAAAAAAACGGTCCCAAAAAAAGATAAAGGGACCGCTTAAATTTGGAGAGTTATATGATGTCATGTACTACAGCTTGACCGAAAGTACCAATTAGACGCCCCCGATACAAGCGTTTATTTTCGATTTTATCGACTTTTTTACGCAATGGTCGCAATCGTGCGGATACTGCCGGTTAACTGCGCGTACCTGGTTAAGCAATGCACCAGCATTCTTTTGGCTGTTCCTTTGCGCTTCCGTATGCTTTTGTCGATCTGTTCCAGGCTATACTCATCAACCAGATAATGAATACACACGTTAAAATTATTGGTCCCTATCTCTGCTGCCCATGGGTTATACACCGACC